GTTACAAATATTATATGAATATACTTTAGCACATCCATAAGGTGATACTGGTGATAATGGAGTTGTTTCACGTTGATATCCATCTTCATCTATATTATTGCCAAACATTTCACTACTTGATGCTTGGTACATTTTAGCATCCGGTTTAGTTAAACGAATCGCTTCTAATAAATTAAGTGTACCTACGCCAGTAGCTTGTGCTGTGTATATAGGTTGATCAAATGAAATTCGAACGTGACTTTGCGCTGCTAAATTATAAATTTCGTCGGGTTGACATTGTTGTATTACTGAAATTAGTGATGCTAAATCAGTTAAATCAGCATATTGTAATTTACCTAATAGTTGAGGGTAAATTTCATCTAGTCTAGATGTTTGGTTTTCAGCTACAGAATTACGTTTTACCGTACCCCATACTTCATATCCTTTTTCAAGTAAAAATTCAGCTAAATAAGACCCGTCTTGACCATTTATACCTGTAATTAATGCAACTTTATTTCCTTGCTTCGTCATAATTTTCTTTAAACCAATTAACTGTTTCTTTTATTCCTTGTTCGAATGGGGTATATTCAAAATCAGGTAGTAATTCTTTTATTAATGAATTATCAGATGGTTTTCTATGTTGTCCATCTGGTTTAGTTTTATCAAATATAACTTTACCTTTAAATTTAAATTCATCAACTAACATACCAACTAAATCCTTAATTGATACTTCTTCATCACCACTTACAATTAATGGATCTGTACCTTCATAATTGTATAAAGCCCATTCCGCTATTTTAGCTATATCCTTTGAATATATAAATTCTCTTAATGGTTTCCCACTACCCCATACAGTAAAATCAGTTTTATTTTTCTTGGCTAAATATAATTTATGAATTAACATAGGCATTACATGACCATGATCTAAATTAAAATTATCATTAGGTCCATAAATGTTAGATGGAATAATTGATGTATAATTTATACTATATTGCTCACGATATGCTCTGATTTGTACATCAGCCATTCGTTTAGCATAGGCATATGGATAATTTGATTCATGTGGTTCACCTAAATGTACCTGATCTACTGTAAGTGGATATTTTACATTATCTGGGAATACACAAGTAGATAAAAATGCTACTAAGTTTTTTACACCCGCTTTACGTGATGCCTCAATTACGTTAGTATTAATCATTAAATTATCATAAAAGTATTCGCCTTTATAATTTGAATTACCTCCAATACCTCCAACTTTACCAGCACAATGTATTACACCATCTGGTTTAATTGTTCTAAATAACGATTCTGTTTGTTTAGGTTTTGTTAAATCACAAGTTTCTCGTGATAATTTAATTTGAGATTCCATAGCAGAACCTACCATTCCATAACCTCCCGTAATTAATGTTTTCATAACTGTGAATAAAATTCGTTTTGTGCTCTTTGTCTATCTATATCTTTTATATGGTATAAAGCATATGAATCATCTTCAGATGGTAATTCAGCGTATGTTTTCCATCCAACTATTTTTTCATGTACTTTGTTCACCCACCCTATTTCAGGCTTATTTCTAAATATTCTATGTTGATTATCGGGCCAATTTACCCAACCTTGGTTATTTACTCTCCAATGCCATTGAATAATATCATTTTGTTCTAAACCTTTAACAATATTAACACGAGGTACAGCTATTAAATCAATTTCTTCATTAGCTTCTAATACCTGATGTATAATTGTACAAAATGTTTCACTTAATGTTTCATCAGCATCAATTTGAAATATCCAGTCTTTAGCACAATGTGACTTTAAATTATTTTTAAAGTTAGCAAAGTGATTATCTAAACCAAAGAATGTCTTTTTAATAGTAATTTTATCCGAATGTTTTTCGAAAAATTCATCAGTAACTTTAATTACTTCTTCGGTCGCTTTATTATCTAATTGTATAACAATTTCATCACTAGGTTTAACAATTTGTACTAATTGATTTAGTAATTGTTTTAATTCTTCATGCTCATTATAAGCTGTAATTGCAAAACTTATTCCCATATCTTAATTGTGAAAAAATCCAATATATTCAAGTGCATCCATAAAATCCCATTGTTTAAACTCTTTTAAAGTAGTCATATCGGTTTTATATTTGTATATTTTATCCGTACCTGGAACTTTAAATTTTTCTTGTTCTTCTTTTGACACTTCTTTTACTTTAATTCCAGCCCAACTCCAGTCTGTATAACTAGTACCTTTAGCAAATACAGTACCTTTATCTTCTATATTAATTGTAATAGGATACCACATACGTTGTGTACCATCATCTACCTTAATGTCTTTATAAAGTTCAGGTAATGTTTCTTCATATGAATCAAAATCAAATTCACCAATAACCATTAAGTCATTAGAAGTAAAACCACACCCAAAACAAAAATAGTTTTTAGCTGAAGCGTTTAGTTTAGTAGTGTAGCATGCGTCTCCACCACATTTAGGACAGTTTTCTAGATTATCTTTAGTCATTTTTCTTAGGTAATGAAATTTTCTTAATATTTGGTAGTTTAATTTCTACCTTTTTAGGAGCATTTTTATCCATTATTGCTTCTAATTTTTCTTGCATTTTTTCAAATGAAAAATTTGTTTTACAATAATACGCTAAACGTTTTCCTTTTTCTTTATATCCCTTATAACTGTTAATATAATCTTTCATTAACAATTGGGCAAACCCAATTTCAAATTGGAACCATTTAGATTCTTTAAGTATTAATCTATCTTGAACTACTGATTCATGGACTTTTTTTACTTCACCAGGAACTAAACTAGCAAAATCCTTATTTAAAAAATCTAAATGTCCACTCCAGTTTGAAGCAATTATTGGTTTTTTACTTTGGGTAAATTCAAGTAAAGGACGTCCAAACCCTTCTCCTTTAGTTAAATTAATCATAGCTTTAACTTTAGGGTGGTTATATAAATTATTCATATCTGAATCGTCTATATCACCATGGATTAGATAAGTGTTAGGTAGTTTACCTCCAACACCTTTTCTTACTTCAGCTATTTTTCTAAATACTTCTTCACGATCCATAATTGAAGCAGGACCTGTCATTGTTTTCATAATTAATGCAGGTGGATTCTTTTTATTTTTAAACGTTTCAAGAAACGTTTTAAGCATTAAGCCAGTATTTTTTCTATCCTCACCAATTGCTCCTCTTAACCAATGCCCAACATATAAGAAACAAAATTGTTCATCAATTGTATCTAATGATTCTACTAATTCAGTTTTAGGTAAATCTTTAGGTTCAATATGAAAATATTTTTCTAAATCAACTCCCTCAAATAAAACATCAGTTGGGGTAGTTAATTCAATAAGACCTACTTTTTGACCTGCTTTATTCTTTTGTTCGTATTTACTATTTTTAAGTGCAAGTAAACTATGATTTGATGAACCTAAAATTAAATCCATATTATTACAACCTTGAATAAATCTTACATCACATAAATCAGTTTCAATTCCAGCTGTTATACCAATATTAAATTTACCAATTTTTTGGAATTCATCTGGTACTGAGATTTGAATCCAAACATCAGGTTGGCGTTGTAAAGGTGCAGGGATGATAGCATCAAGCATCTTTTTTTCATCTGCATTATCTTCTTTTAAAAAGCCATATGGTGTATTACCCCATCTTTGTGATAGGATTTTAACATCATATTTTTCTGAATTAATTAACGCTTTAACTACGTCTCTTGAACGTGCTCCATATCCTGAAAATGTATCTATAGGGCAACTTACTACTACAAAGGGTTTGCTCATAACTAATATACTAATTTATGTCGTAACTGTTTAATTGGTAATTTATCTACTTTTTGAAAGCTAAATTTCTTGCGTGGTTTAAATGTATTAAGTGTTTGATCAACGTATTTAATAACATTTTCATTCATACATCTTGCAGATTGCATTGATTCATCTGATGTAACCCATTCACGCCCTGCTAATCCTCTTTCTTTAATTTCTTCTTTAGACATTTCATAAGACTGTTGTAATGCTTTAGCTAAATCTCTAAAATCTAATCTATCATCGAATATATAAGGAGTTTTAGGGGAACCAACTAAAGCTGAATTAGAAGGAAATACTGGTATAGCCCATTTGCCATGTTTTTTATAAGTACCAAAGTGATTAGAGCAGAAATTCTCATCAAAATCAATCCAGTTACCATTTTCATCTTCAAAACGCATTTGATCTTGCATTCCACCTGTAACATTAGCAATTATCATTGTACCTGACATCATAGATTCAGTTAATGATAACCCCCATCCTTCATTTGAAGATGGTAACACAGTTACATCAGCTAAATTATAAAGATAATTCATACCTTCAGTAGCTAACTTAGCAGTAGAAAATCTTACACTATCATCTTCACCTAACATTAAATGTTTTACAGCTAATAAATCTGTACCATTATTATCTACGGGTGCAGTATGTAATACTAAACAAACATCCTCTCTTTCTTCTTCAGGTAAACCTTCTTTAAATATTTTATAAGCTGCTATTAAATCAGAAGGCATTTTTCTTCTAATATTTCTTGAGTTAAAGAAAAATACATGTTTGTATTCTTTATCGCCAAATAATTGTTTTTTAGCTTTTTGTAAATTATCCCATTGATCATGTCCTTCAGTAATTGGAAAAAAATGATTTTCATTAATACCATGAGGAACATATTCTATAACTTTATCTTTACCTTTATCTCCTAATACAATTTTATTAATATTAGTAGTTTGTTTTGAAATACCTAATAGTGCATCGCATGATTCATAGTACGATTCGTTATACATTGGAGCTGGTAAATCATCCCAAATGTTAAGGTAAATTAATGGGCATTTAGCTCTAATTTCATTTTCAATTTGAAATAACCATTCCCAATATCTAGGGTCTGTAAATATAAAAATGGCATCAGGCTTTTCTTCTTTTAAAAACTTACGAATTATCATTGCATCACCATACCCATTTTGTGGATATAAAAACACAGAAGCATCTTCAACACCAGCTCTATTACCAGTATCTTGACTTAAATCAATACGCTTTCCTACTTCAGGATGGTTAATAGCAGCCCCAGCATTAATCCAATTATATCTATGGCAAGTTCCTAATACAAATTCACGTGCCATTGTTGCTACTCCTGAGTGCATTCTAATATCATCGCATAGAAGCAATATTTTTTTACGTTGCTCCTTAGGTAAATAACCTTCTTTCATAAAACTATTTGTCTAAATTTAATGTTGTTTGATTGTGTACTTGTTTCTTAAATTCTTCATCTGTAAGATACAAATAAAGAGCTCGGTCTGCAAGTTTTTGTAATGAAAATTTTGTGCGAACACATTCTACTTTGAATTCATCAAACAAGTGTCTATGTACTTTTACACTTGTTAATTGTAACTTATCTTTTTGCATGTTTTATAACTTTATGTTATATATAAATATATGTAGTCTAAAAACTAAAGAATTTTTCTTCAGGAGCTAGTGCAGCTCCACATAACTCTCTATCTTTCCCAAATTCACACCAATCACAAGGTTTATCAACTTTCTTTTCAAATTCTTTATCTACGGGGTTGCCTTCTGCGGTATAACATTCACGAATAAAACCAGTAAAATCTTCTTTAGCCCTTTTTAACCTTAACCTATTATCAGTTGGTTTGAAATTCTGGACACGATAGGCTTGATGAGGTGATTTAATATTTTCATCATCAAATGATAATACTTTACGTTTTACAATATAAAACTCTACATTTATTTTATCTAAAGGTACTTTAAATAATTCTGAATAGTATTGTTTATATAAGTAAAGTTGTTGATGTTTTGTTTCATCACCTTTTTCCCATTTTGACCATCCTTTAGTAGATGTCTTAATATCAAATATAGTATAACTTTCAGACATTTTATTATAGATAATTAAATCTACATAACCCATATATTTAATATTAGGACGTTCTTTAATTGGTTGCAATATTAAAGGTACTTCTATACCTTTTAGTTCATGTTTACGTTTTGAAAAATAATTTTTTCTGCCACGTTTATGTTTTTTAAACCAATCCAAGATACCCTCACCATCTAAATAAAATTCTTGTAATTCTTCTGGTGTAGTAAAATGACCATGTTTTTTCTTGTATTTATTATATTCTTCAATCATTTTATCTTTGAAGAACCTATTTAAATCCATTTCATCAGCAATTTTAGCTGATTGGTCAAACATGGTTTGCAAATAGTGTTGTAATGCCTCATGCATAGCAGTTCCAAAAACGAAATGCATATTTGGCTTAACGTCTCTGTAACCCTTTACATACTGCAAATACCACTTATGAGGACAAGACTTAAAAGTGGAATATTGCGAGAATGATACAACCTTATCCTTAGCGTAATTTATCTCCAACTTCTGCTTTTAATCTTTCAACATACAATGTAGCATCCATTAACTCTTCTTGTAAATGGTTAAGCCATTCTTGCAAATTTAAATCTTCACGTTCTAATGTAGTGTTATATTTTTTAATACCAGTTTGAGAACGTGCTTCAAATTTAGCTTTAACTATTTGTACGTAACTATCTTTTTTGGGATTGTCTATTGTAACTTCTATATCTCCCGGGTACATTGCTTTAATATTAGTTGTTGAAGTTTGTTCAAAATATTTTTTTATTGAATCGCTCATTTATTTAGTAATTCCTATCCATCCGGTGATAATATATTTTTCCCCAGATAGTGGTGGGTTCCCTCTATGAATATGGGTAAAAGCAGCTGGGAATATGACTACTGATCCTTGTTCAGGTGTTACTCTTTTACTTTGATGTAAAAATTCTGTTTCTCCTCCTTCTTTAATATCATTTAAATAAACAGTCCATGTTAATACTCTATGAGCATATTCTACATTTCCATTTTCATAATGCCATACATGATATCCTTGACTAGGTAATGTTTTTTGGACCTTAAAATCTATAATTTTTAAAAGTTCTCTTTCTTCACCTGGTCCTACTACAGTATAGCTCTTATTATAATGAGGAATAATATTAGTAAACATATATTCTCCAAATGAATTTACTATTTCTTTAGGGAATCTTGATTCAGGAACATGTACATCATCTTTCCAAAGAGAAGCAACTCCTTCTGCATCTTGTCTAGAATATTTTTCTGGGGAATGTTCGTAAAGGTTTATTATATGTTCACACCATTCTTTAGAAAAAACATTTTTATAAATACTTATATGTCTATCTTTTATAATTTCCACTATCCTAATAAATTATCCTGAGGTTTGAAATATTTGTCTAAGGCTGTTAATTTATCATCTGCATCAACTAACGTTGTTAGTGCTTCAGTTGCATTCTCATAAAAATCTTTAGTACTATGATCTCCAATTCCTGCTGGGTGTTCACTTAATAGATTAAGAGTTAATAAAGCTTTAGATTTTTCTGCTTCAGCTTCAGTTTTTAACATTTTATATAATTCTACTTTCATTTTAAAAGTTTTTTAATTTGTTTTTCGTCTATACCTCTTTGTTGAAGTACATTTCTAAATATAGATTTTCCTAGTAAGTGTTGATTATCTTTTATTTCACGTTTACTAATATTAAAGTCTTGTGCTAATATTGAAACTAATAAATCATTCATTTTATCTTTTTTAGGTTTAATATATCTAAAGAATGTTTTCTTTTTTGGTATTGTTTTACAATAAAAATTGTATAAATTCTTATCCGATAAAGGATACTTTTGAACTAGATTAACTATATCAATATAATCACTTTTCATCGATATAAAACGATTTATCATGTAACGATTAAAAGATTCCTGGTCTTTTTCTGTAAATGAAGACCAGGGTGTTTTATTATAACTGATTTCATTAAGCCAATCAAATATAGTCATAAAAATTATTTCCAAACAATACCTCCTGTTTCTGTACTAGGAGTTTGTTCTGGTTGATTTTCTGGTGTTGGGTTCCATTGGAAAGGTTGTGGTTCGTTTGGATTAGTTACATTTTCAGATTGGTTAAAATGAATATTTGATGGAGTTGATGGATTTCCATTGAGTGTATCTCTTAAACTTTTAGGTAAAGTATTATCTAATATCTTTCCAGTTTTAGGATCAAAAAATACTTGAATTGGAATAACTGCTTCTTCATTAGTACCTGTAACATTTTTAGGAACTTTTCTTAAAATGAAGCCACTTTGCCAAACTATATCTCCACTCCAAGTTTCAATAGCTTCAGTTTGAGAAAAATCAAAATTATCATCTACGGGTGGTTGATTTTGTTGATTCATAAGGTTTATTTTTAGTGTTAATTAATCTATAAGGTTATACTCTTCTCTAAGTTCTTTAGGTAAAGATTCTGCTAATATTTTTTTAGTATCTAAATCATAGAATACAGGAATAGGTACTAAAGCATCTTCTGGAGTACCAGAAACAAATTTTGAAACTTTACGTAATACTACTGCTTGTCCCCAAATATCTCCATCATCTGGAGTTTTAATAGGAGTAGTTTTTTTAATATCAATGTTTAATTCTTGTCTTTGCATTTAAAAAGGTTTTAATAGATTAGCGATACATCCCATAAATGTAATTTCTTTATCAGGAGCCATAACAGACTGATATTGTGATTCGGCAATAATAATTGTACCTAACACTGGGTTATGGAATGAATCTAGGTTTTCAAATAAGGCTCTATATAATTCATTATAATCTCTAATATTTGAATCAGCAACTAATTGTCGTATTTGATTAAATGTTTTATCATCATTAGATTTAATTAGATCAATAATTTGATCTGTATATTGTTTTTGATTAACAATCTCTTTATTTAATTGTAAAAACGTACCCGCGGGTTCTGATACAATACAAGATTGTAATAGATTTAATGTTTTACGAATATCAGGATATGTTTTATTTACAATCTCTACAATATCTGCAGGTGCATTATTGCATGCTTCTTCATGTAATATTGCTTGACAACGTTTTGCTACTTCTGATTTAGAAGGAGGTAATACTTCAAATACTGATGTTCTAGATTGTATAGGATCGATTACACGTTCAACATAATTACAAGTAAATACAAAACGCGTTGTTTTAGAAAATGCTTCAATTACGTTGCGTAAAGCTGCTTGTGCGTTGATCGTTAAAAAATCAGCTTCATCCATTATAACCACCTTTAAAGCGCGGAATGTCGCGGCAGATGCGAATGATTTTACCTTTTCTCTAATTGTCTCTATACCATTTTCATCGGAACAATTAATATAAATTGAATCACAATCTAAATTAGCTACAATTAATTTAGCAGCAGTAGTTTTTCCAGTACCTGCGGGACCATGTAACAAAATATGTGGTATATCTTGTTGTTTAATCCATTGATCTAAGCTTGATTTAAACACTTCGTTTCCAATATAATCTTTAGGATCAGTTGGTCGAAAACGTTCTGTAAATAAAGTGTGTTCTTTGATCATACTTTTAATTTATTTTTTAAATCTATCATGCCACTTTGTATCATCATGAATTTTAATTTGTTTTAAAGCTGTAATTAGTGTAGCATCTTTATATCCAACTCCACCTTCACTTTTAAATTGATCTAAATCTATAGTATCACCTAAATCTACTGCTTGGTTGAATAAATCTCTAATTTTTAACATTTTTTCCGCATTGTTCATAATATAACTGTTTAAATTTATTTGTGTAAATATACGAAAAATAATTAGGGGAGCAAAGCTCCCCTAATAAATTATTTGCTTTCTGCAACTGAAGCTTTACGATAATCTGTAACTAGCTTTTTAATTTCACCAATTGCTTTTCTAGCACGTTGTTGAGATGCTTTTGTTGTTCCTGCATTCTCGGCTGTGAACGTTTGATATAATGTATCAATCTGTTCGAAGATTTCTTGTTTAGTCATTTTAATTAATTTAAATTTACATCATCCCCTGCATTGGGTCTAATTTGGGTTCTTCATTTTCTTTGTAATGAAGTTTTTCATATACAACAGATTCAGTTGTTAAAATAGTACCTGCAATTGAAGCAGCATTTTCCAAAGCAATACGTGTTACTTTTTTAGGATCAATGATTCCTTCTTTTTTAAAATTTATTATTGATAAATCTTTATAATTTAATCCTGTCCATGTATCATTACCTGAATCGATTAATTTAAATGAAGCATATCTAATATCATTTATATCATGTCCGGCATTAGTTAAAATTTTAACAAATGGTTCTGTAATTGCTTGTTTTACGATTCTACGTCCAATAGCAACATCATCATTTCCAAGTGGGTCAATAGCACCAGCAGCATATAATAAAGCAGTACCACCACCAATTACAATACCTTCATCAAGTGCGGCTTTAGTAGCAAATAAAGCATCTTCAACTCGATCTTTTTTCTCTCTAATTTCAATTTCACTATTTCCACCAACATTAATAATTGCTACACCTCCAACTAATTTACCTAATCTTTCTTGTAATTTTTCTTTTTCAAAAGCTGAAGTAGCGTCGTCTAATTGTTGTTTAATTTCATTTGCTCTAGTAGAAATATTAGTTTCATCACCTTTACCATCTATAATAGTAGTAACTTCTTTTTCTACTGTTATTTTGCGGGCCGAACCTAATAATTCACTAAATTGAGTAGGTTGAAGTTTATCAAGCTTATGACCTTTACTTTTTGAAATAACTTGCCCACCTGTAATTATAGCCAGATCTTCTAATGCCATAGTTCGTCTATCACCAAATTCAGGTGCTTTAACCGCTACTGCTTGGATAGTGCCTCTCATTTTATTGACAATAAGGGTTGCTAATGCTTCATTATCAATATCTTCAGCTACAATAAGTAAGGGTTTAGATTCACTACTTACTTTATTTAAAACATTTACTAATTCATTAGCTTGAGTAATACGACCATCATAAATTAAAACATAAGAGTCATCCAAAACAGCTTGCATAGTATTATTATCAGTAACAAAGTAAGGTGATTTAAAACCACGATCAAATTGCATTCCTTCTACTACTTCAAGTGAAGTTTCACCTGTTTTAGATTCTTCGATAGCTACAATTCCCTCTCGACCTACTTTATCTAAGGCTGTTGAAATTAAATTACCAATTTCAGAATCATTATTACCTGAAATAGTTGCAACTTCTTTGATTTGTGAATCATCAGTAATTTCAGTAGATATTTCTTTTAGTTTAGATACTACTGTTGATACAGCTTCATCAATACCTTTCTTGATACTAACAGGATTAGAACCATCATTAATTTGTTTAATCCCTTCTTCTAGAATAGATGTAGCTAGTACAGTTGAAGTAGTAGTACCATCCCCTACTTCATTGGCAGATTTGATTGATACTTTTTTAGCTAATTCAGACCCTAAAGATTCAGTTTGGTCTTCTAAATCATGAAAAGATCTAGCTACTGTAACTCCATCTTTAGTTATTTTTAATTCTCCATTATTTTCTTTAATCAAAACGGTTCTTCCTGCTGGGCCAAGTGTAGATGATACACTATTATTTAATTTTTGTACTCCTTCTAGAAGTTTATTTTTTAAATTTTTCCCAAATACTGTTTCTGTAGTAGCTCTCATTATTCAACAATTGATAGCACCGAATTTTGTGCTGTTATATAATATTCTTCTCCGTCAATAGTAATTGACTGTGCACCCATTTTAGGAATTAACACTTTCATACCAACTTTTAATATTGAGGTTAAATATTCTCCTCTATTAAAATTATAAACTTCTGAAATAGCAATAATTTCCCCCATTTCGGGCCTTTCTTTACCCATATCTGGGATAATAATGTTTCCAGACATTTGTTCTTCTTCCTCGATAGGTCGAAGAATAATATTTCCATTAACTGGTTTTAATTTACTCATTTTTTACTAAATTTAGCTTTGTTTATTTGATTACCTTGATTTGTTGTTAATTTAAATCGATCTTGCCTTTTATATCTACGCATAGGCGATTGTCCACGTGCTTTACTCATTTTAAAATTGCTTCTTTAAGTTTTAAGTGTGTTTCTTTAAATTGCTCAGCATACTCGGTCAAAGCATAAGTTCGATCTTCGAGCATTTGATGTTTTGCTATCGCTAATATTGCTTGTGGTAATGTAGTATAAAAACCTACTGTTTTAGTTTTTATAGTATCAATTACATTAAAGCTATATTCATCAATAGCAATTTTAAAGTCTCCCATTATAGGATCTTCAATGAATGTGGATTTGCCTGAACCAACAGGTCTTCCTTTAAAGTTTGGATTTGCCATATTTTTATAACTGTTTGTTTACGTCAATATACGAAAGATATTTTAAATAACCTAGCTCCAGGGCGAAACTTTTTACTTAATTTGCAACTTTTTTAGCTCCGAACCTTTGGAAAATGGTACGTCAACTGTCAATAACCCATCAGCAAAATTTGCGTTTGCTTTAGATAAATCAAATTTACTATCGATTTTCCATCCTAAGTTGAATGAACGTTTAGCTACACCTCTATGGATATAGTCTACGTCTTTATCTTCTTTGGATTTTGTGTAATTAACTCTTAAAGTGTTATCTTGAGTAAGTAACTCAATATCACTTTTAGAAATACCCGTACAAGCTATCTCAAATGTTAGCCCGCTGTCAGATGTGTAAATATCTACTGGGTGGGAAAGTTTAGTGTCTACAACTGGGTTGTATTGGCTTCCATCTTGGAAGAAATTTCTGAATAAAATGTCGAACGGTGTACGTTCATAAAATAATGTACTCATATCATTAAAATTTGTGGTGGCTTAGCTCACCGATTAAACATAAAACTATAACTGCTCGCCCTAGAGTCTCAGTTATTTACTATAAATATATTAAAATTTTTCTTCTTCTCCAAATTTAGTTCCCCAAAAATCAACATTTATTACTGCCCTTGTTGTTTTTGAAGGTTTTGAACTACAATGTTCTAAAGAACCATCAAAAAATACTATTCTACCTTTTTTAGGAGTAATTCTTTGTATTTCTTTCCTATCATCATCAAAAATAATTGTATCTCCATCAGTATCATTTATATAATATAAACATACGTAATGTGGTTCATCTAAATCTACATGAATATCATCTGGGGAAGGGATTTGGGGTGGGACTTGAACAAAAACTCTACCTTGGTAAATATAGTCTATAGATACATTAACAGCATTCCCTAATCTATAAAGAACTTCTAAAAATAAAGGTGAAAATCCTGTAAGTTTAGCATCTGCAACATTATAAAAATTATTTGAAAAACCAGGAGAATAATTTCTTCCCTCAACTGCAGTTGCTACATTATCAACATAATATAAAGGAACCTCAGAATTAACTAATAATGTTGTTTCTATACTATCTTGTATAAACTTAGGTACAAGATCATCATAAACTTCTATAAATTTCTTTCTCATTGTTGTCTTACTATAAAATATTTTGCTGTACTTTCTTCAGAGTTAAATTCTAATTTCATTAACCCTTTATTACTTACATAGATATTACCTTCTGTACCTTTATTAGCTGCTAATACTTCACGTAATACATTAGCTGAAAATGGTAAAATATCACTTGGTGATTCAAATGTAGCTAATTCAGTAAATTTAACTTTATGTGAATGTTGTGAGCGTTCGCCTAATATAATTTCAACTACATTTTCACCTTGTTTTGTTGTTGTAGTATTTAAAGTAACATCTTTTACTTTTTCTAGTGCGTTGTGTGCTTTAAGAAAACCAGTAATAAATTCATCGTCTACTTTAAAGTTAAAATCATAATCGGTTTCTGCTACTTTAGGTACCTCAGGCATTGAATTAATATCACTCAGGTGATAATTTAAATCAAATTTATTATCCTGTATTTTTAGTTTATCAACTAAACCAGTAGGACCTTCACTTAATTCAATTTGTATTTCTTCACTGGTAATATTAATTAAACGTAGTAAAGCATCTGTGCTATAGATTGCTAAAGGACCATCTGGTAAAGGCATGTCAAATATTACTTGACCAACAGCATCTTTAGTTTCGGTAGCAAAGTCAATTGTTGCTTTACCACCAACTAAATTCCATACTACTTCTTTAGTTAAACCATTTAAATAGTATTTTTCTATGTTACTTACTATATGACTTTTCTTCAACGAAATTTGATTTAGTTAATATATTAATGTCTTTTTTAAGTTGTGCTCTTTGATCATTTAATCTATAAACAGATCTAGCTAACTCCACGAATTCTTTGTCAAAACGTTGTTCCGATTCGCATTCACGAATCCAATCTTCTACATCCCAAAGTTGACTATTAATTTCTGATAGTTCATCTACTTTATTGTATAATACTTTATCACCAAAAATTTGAAATAAATGCATAACACAATCATTAAGAACTTCCCATTCTTTAGCGATGTTATCTAATTGAGTTTTATTCTCAATTTTGTCTAGCTTTAATTCTAGGATAGTCATTTTATCTACTATCTCCCCGTTTGATACCTCTATTTTCATGTCAGTGAATGTAATAATTTTTCTGTGTCTCTCCAACTCTCTACACGGTGAGTTTTACAACCTTTACGTTTTTGAGTTATAATTTGTTGTTCGATTGGGAAATCGTTTCCTCCTGGATATAATCTGTCTCCAAAGAATTCAAATTTACCTTTAATATCTTTTACAATTTGTCCTTTATCTTTACCTTTTTCATAGATGTCAATACTAATTTCACCACCTACTACGGCATCTAAAGCAATAAATCTTTCTCTAATTTCCCAAGCAAATTCTTTGCGTTCTTGGTGTTCTTTATCCCATGCATCATAATGTTCTCTTTGTTCTTGGTTACAATTTCTACCTACAACAGAAAAATTAACAGCACCATCTCGTTTTTCAATATGATTCCCATATCGATGTGGATATTCAGACCTTTCTAAAAACATTTCTAGTAAACCTTCACATTGAATTGGTAATTCAAATTCATACTGGTATTCTAGTTTATCATTAATAAAAAGTTGATTACCTGAATTTTGATAGCAACGTTCTGCTGAACCCCATATATCAAATCCAACTTGTTCGATTGTTTTATCTCTATCACTACCAGAAATTAACCAAACACGATTTTTTTTAATAAAGGCTTGAAAAAATGTTTTAAAAGTAGGATCAATTAGTCCTCGAGATGGTGTTAGTGTTCCATCTACATCAAAAATATATATCATAACTTATTACCTATAAAATTAAAATTAATATTAGCTCTTAAAGTTTTAGGAGTACTTCCTGTATGTTTAATACTTCCATCAAAAAAAGCAATTCTTCCTTTTTTAGGAGATACTCTTTTTATTTCTTTTAGATTATCATTGTAGAATACAGTATCCCCATCACTATCATTTACGTAATATAAACATACCCAATGTGGAAAATCTATAAGATCAGTATGAATTGCGGATTTTTGAATACCAGGAGTAGGAGAAGGTGTTTGAAGAAAAAGTCTTGATTGAAGGATTTCAACAATACTAATGGGAGTTGATAAAGGTAAACTATAAAGTACTTGAAATAAAGGAGAAAAAATATCTTCTATAATAATATTATCAAATTTTGAAAAAAAAGTATTTTGAAATCCATAAATTTGATTATTAGATACACCACTTATATTAGGATTAAAATCCCATTTTATATTATTTGACTTTAATATAAAATTTTCTATATTATCTTCTAATAAGGGAGAAAGGACATTATCAAATACTTCTATAAATTTTTCCATTATATAAAAAACTGGTTGACATAGGGATTTGTAACTAACTTCCATCCTAAATCATCATAAAATCCTTCTAATTTATTTAATAATATAGTATCAAACACCTTTTCTTTATCAGCAAATTTATCTAAAAATTCTTTAATTTTAGGAGGCATATTATAATCAAGATAGGCTAGTGCTTCAATATTATATGGATTCTTTTTTAAATAAATCCATTTAACTTTACTACCCTGGACAATTGTTTCATATTGGTTATCTAATTTCCAATATTTAAGTAAATCATTGTATTTAATAGTAGCTCGTACAGCGGCAGGTGCACCTTTACGTATAATAGTAAATGCTTCTCCACCTACGGGCTTGCGTTCAATGTATTTATTTAACGTTTTAACTCCCGTAGGATTACCTAATTCTCCAATGGGCATGTCGCTTAATATCTTCTTTTTAAAATCAAGTATACGAGTATCAATTTCGCTTTGTTGTGTTCCTTTTAAAACATCTTCAACTACTTGTTTAAAAAAATTACCAAATACTTTAGGGAAATTAGATTTTTTATATTCTAATCCTTTAACATCTAATGATTCTTTTTCAATACCTTCTTGTTTAGTAATCCACTGAGCATAACGTCTAGTGGCTCTAAAATAAGCAGAACGAATAACACACTCTGTTTTCATCTCCAATCTATGGTCAGTAACATTAAAACAATCTCTAGCAAGATTATCATAATGATCAGAAATAAGATCTTGATAATATAAAGCGACCTTCTCTAATATTTCATCCTTTTCTTCATTTGTTTTTTGTTCAAAATCAGGATATAAATGTAATAGTAGAGGTTCAGCATTAAAATAATTCGAATCTGTATCTACATAAGCACATAAATTCGTATCATCTTCATCGCATATAAACCAAGGTGTTGTCTCTAAATGTTTCATAGATTATGCATTGCATTTATTTCTTCATTCATATGGATTAAAGATAAAAAACTAATATTGATTGCCATTCTATGGTGTTTAGTAGGAGTAGAAGCACTATGATATATACTTCCATCAAAAAAAGCAACTCTCCCCCTTTTGGGAGATACTCTTTTTATTTCTGTTTTTTTATCATCTTTATAAAATATTGTATCTCCATCACTATCATTTACGTAATATAAACATACCCAATGAGGAAATTTTAAATCAACATGGGGTGGATGAATAGATATTGAATTATTAGGGACCTGGATATAGGCTCTTCCTTGTAAAACTTGTAATATTGGCTTTTTTATAAATGAAGATAACCCATATACTATATTACTTAAAAAATCAGTTGAATATTTTTTATCTGGGAGAAATACATGGCCAAAAATAGGACAATAAGGTTGATCTTTTGATATAGTTGTTGAAGTATCAGTAAATTTATAAGATAAACCTAAACAAAAGTTTTCTATTTCATTTTGAAGGGTTGAATCAAAAATATTATCATGTACTTGAATAAATTTCTCCATACTTTAAAATGCGCTGTCTCCAGGGATTTGAACTATTCCTCCATCTACTTCTCCGAGTGTATTCAATATACGCTCTCTTATTTTAATTTCAAAATTAATTCCATCAAATTTAAATTTGCCTCCTTGTTGGAGCATTTTACGAAAAAATACTTCGCGTTTTTCACTCCAAGATTCACTCATTTCTATAAGTTCTTCTTTAGTAGCTAATTTATCGTTCATTATTACATGAACTCCTTTTCTTAATGATTGTTTTGATAATGCCATATTATATATTTAATAATTTATTTAATTTATTATTTAAGTTTAACCCTAATATGTTTTGAATGTAATTATTTATAACCCACCCACCTAAAGCAGGTAATTCGGGGTGGGGAATATTATAAGTTTTATTAGAAATACAAAAATTAGTATAGTCATACTGTTGTTTAAAATCTTCTATAAAATAAGAATCAGTAAAACATTTTTTAGCTTTAGTATAAGCAAAATCCCAAAATTTTGTTTTAAATTGACTTCCTGCTAAATAATGTAAAATAATCATTCTTTGAATATCTATATTTTCTTTTAAATATAGGTTATTAATAGAATTAATTTGGGTTGGGTCACCAATAATTTGTTTAGATTTTTCATTAATCCAATACATCATACCTGTAGAACTGGCTTCCATTGGTTCTAAAAAAAACGATGCATTTCCATTATATGCTATTCTTTCAGTAAAATTTTGTTTTCTAAAATAATTTTTAAAATTTAAATTTTTAGATTTATCACTTGGGGTTAAGTTAAATCTTTGAAAAATATTTTTAACGTCTTCTTTTACTTCTTCTAAGGTATTAATATTAGAATTATATAAATAACCTATAGAACATCTACTTTGTAAAGGAATGCCAAATACCCATCCATAAGGTCTAGCTACACATAAGGTATAGTCGAATTTAGGATACTCCCAGTTACATGTAGTAACATGGCAGGCATTTAAAGGAATGTATTCAGCTTCATAAAATTCATTGTATACAGTAGGTTTTCCCGAACAATCTATAATATAATCAGCATCTATATTTGAAGGATTAGTATTTTGGGAAATAATTTGGATTTTATCTTTTAAATAATTGAAGGTATAATCTTGAAGTTTTACAGCATTAAAATGTAATCCAGCAGCATCTAAAGGAAAAGAACTCATATAGTCTCCTGTACCATTCCAATCTAATTTCTTAACACCTCTTTTAATATGCCCTTCAATTTTATTTAAATCTTCTATTTTAAAGTCTAAATTAAAAGTTAAAGAATGTGGAAGATATAAAGTTGAACCTTCACCTACTGATTGGGTAGGTATATCTGGGTCAAAATGCCATGACACTTCATAAGGTGTATTTCTAGTAAAATCTGCGACCGTAAAACTACCAGCAGTTCCTTTACCAATAATGGCTATTCTTTTTTTATTCTCTATTATATTCATCCTCTATTCTGACTATATCGTCTTCTCCAAAGTAAGTTCCTGTTTGTACTTCTATAAATTGTACTATTTCGTCTGTTTCATTCCAAGCTCTGTGTTTAGCTCCTAATGGTATTTTAATTGAACCACCAGGTTCTCTAAATACTTTCTCATCATCTAAAACTATAGTTAAATTTCCTTTTACTACAGTCCATTGTTCTTGACGTTTATAATGATATTGGTATGATAACTTTTGACCAGGTGCTACTGTAATACGTTTTACTTTACATTCATCTGAATCTAGTAAAACTTCGTACATTCCCCAAGGACGACTTTCTATTTCCATTATATTTTTAATTTTATTTCGTTCCTTAAAATTTTATTCATATGACGATTAGCAACTAATGCTGATTCTTGTATAATACGCCATCCTGATAATGTAATTGCCTCTGATAGTATTGATAAAGGCATTCCATATCTAAATGAATTTAATGCTGTAGCTCCATATAATGAGTTAAGTAGAATTTTCATTGTATATTGCATTAAATGGTAATATTCACCTTTTTCAGTGTCTCCTGCTTTATATGATTTTTTCATTTCATCTTTATACATTTTTCTTTCATCAAACCATTTACTTAAAATAGTTGATAATACAGATTCTTTATCTGTTCTAAAAAATGTGCCATTTGCAGCTAGAGCATAATTATTTTTTTCTATCATATTGATTAGTTTTTCAACAGATACTTTAGCTCTTGGATTACCATTTCTATTAGGATCCATAACTATAAGTTCTTCTTCAGGATCCATTTCTTTTAAATCATTTAAACCTAAATAATTATTACGATCTGGTTTTTCTCCATAAGGACCATATTCAATTAATTTACTAGGTAAAGTATCAGGTACAATTTTACCTACAATCGTTTCTCTTCCAATATTAAGAGACATAATAATTGAAGGGTATAGTGAAGTTAAATCTTCATCAAACATATATTTATAAAGACCAGCTTTAGGACAAAATAAGTATCCTCCGGCGTAATTTAATTTCTTTTCTCCATGAGGACGACCTGGTGGAACAATCCCTTGAGATAATAAATAAGCTGAAATAGCACCATCATGTATTTTAGATGAAGCATATACTTCACTATATTTTACTTTACCTTTATGTGCTAAGTTTCTTGTTAATGCTAGATATTGTAATTTTTTATCTAATTCAACTAATATTTCAACATCAACAAAGTTATATTGTATAAACTTTTGAATATCAGTTTCAAATAAATCATCTAATGTGCCCTCATATTCAATTTTATTGATACCTACGTATTTTTCGCCGATAGCATCGAGTTTCCAACTTGGTTCATCTTCCCACCCATACTTTTTATGTAAGCGCATATAATCCATGGATTCAACACCAGCGATGTCAACGTACATATCTTTTTTATACCAATATTGGTTATTTTTGGCATGTTTAGTTATACCAATAGGAGATAAACGTTTAGCTTGTCTATCACCTAATACAATACACATTCTATAATATAAGTAAGGAATATCAAAGTAGTCACTATTATATCCTACAAGCATATCTGGTTCTATTTCTTCCATTCTGGATAGGAAACAGTCTAATAGATCAGCTTCATGTCTAAAAGGTATAATTTCTTTATTTTTAGCCTTAGTACGTTTTAATTGTCCTTTTTTATCTAAAATAACAATCGCCCATTGATCGGCTTGTTTATCGTACCAAGCAATTGAAGTTATGGGTTTAGGTGCATTTGAAATATATTCTTCTGTAAGTGCTCCACCCATTTCACACTCAATATCAAAGAATACTTCTTTGCAAGTAGTAGAAGGTCTATCATCAGTACCATATTTTTCAATTAAGAATTTTTGGTGAGCTGATATGTCTCCAAAGTGGAGTTTATTAGTAGTTCTGTCCCAATTGTGGGTACGTACTAGAGGTTCACCATTTAGACCTTTAGCTGTTGCCTCATCTTCATGACATTCTCTATAGGCATAATTATCCCATTCAATTTTTTCATAACCTTCATCTGTCCATAGATGGATTAAATGGGTATTTTCCTTGCCTGTTTGTCTCTTATTACCCTGCTCATAAATCTTTTTATACATAACCTATATTATTACTTTATTTAAAAGTAGAACCCCCCATCCATAAAACTAAAGATCTTCTAATTCCTTTAGTAATAGGGTTTACTTTATGGAGTAAATAAGAAGGGAATATTACAGCTGATCCTAGTTTTTTAGGAGGGGAATATGAATCACCAATAGAGCCCCCATCATTTACTAATAATTCTCCTCCTTCATATTCATCTGGGGAGGATAATAATATACTTATAGATACTTTTCTACAATTTGTAACAATATCATTTCCTATATCTATATGCCAATCATAATGCCCTTTTTCATCACCTTTATATTCAGTGTATTGAATACTTTCAATAATTGAAGTAAGGTCAAAATTCCAAGTATTTTTATTAATAAAATCTACTTTATCCCTAATTATATAGTATAACCATGACCACTCTGGTGTATGGGGAATCCATTTAACATTACTTCTCCTCATTTCAGTTTCATCAAAAGTATTTAATTCATTTTTTGACATTACACTACCTCTTTCATAAGGAATGTTTTGGAGGAGATTACTAACTTTTTGAATTTCATTATAAGATAGAAAGTGTTCATCTACTACAGGGGTAATAGCGTTACAAATACGGGGAATAAATGGATACATTTTTAATAAGTTATTATATTATTTTCGTCTTTACCTTTAGGTTTTGATCTTAATTTTCGTTTCTCAATATAATTACTTTCCTCTGCAAAACCTAATTTTAGTTCATCCCAATTTATATCTTGTGTATTATAATAAGGACCATGATTTTTTAAATAGTCATCCATATATTTAATTGAATCAACAATTTTTGTTGCTGCAAGATCTAATTCATTAATTTCTTCGTGAGCTTGAGTTAATTCGTTTTCTAATTCTAAGATTTTTTTAGATTGGTCTTCTATAGTATTATCACTTACCATTCGGGATTCAATTTCATTTAGTTTAGATAAAAAATCTTGTTTTTCTTGCTTATATGTTTTAGGTTCATTAACTTTTATTTCTTCTTCTTTAATATCAGCTTTAACTACTTCAGCTTCTACTTCTATATCTTCTATAACTTCTTCTTCAACTTCATTTTCGATTTCATCTTTCCATTCTTCATATTCTTCATCATTATCAAAAATAGCAAGAACATCTTCTTCTCGTTTAGGAAAAGCATTAGCAAACGCAAAGTTAGCTGCTACTACTAATGATATAGCTAAGGGATCAAATACAAAAATAATTACTAAAAGTAAGTAATTAATAATTTTATCCATACCAATACCTGTTAAACCTGAGAGGTATTGTAATGGTCCTAATTCACCTGCTACTTCAGCATTATTTTCTAGATCTAAAATTGCAAGTTGGTATTTTTGTAAACTATCTGCTACTTGTTCTCTTTTTGCTTGAACAGATTTTCTATTCTGTTCTTCAACATCAATACGCTTTTGGGATAATCTAAGTTCGGTAGTACTAATTGTTTGTCTAAAGCCTGTAGATGATGTCGTGTCTCGTACTTGAATCGAGGACGCTTTCGCACCAGATAAAGTAGAAATGTTATTAGAGATTCTTTCAAGTTCCTCATCATATCTTGCCACATCTTTCTCATAAAATTCTTTCTTTTGGTCTAGAAATGATATCTGATTTTCTTTAATTGTTAATTGCCTATAAGTATCTTGGTAAGCTGCACTTAAAAATCCATAAATACCCATACTAGTAATTAATACTAATATTACTGTAGCTATAGATAAATAAACTCTAAGTATTTTATTAATTGTATCCCAATATTGATATAATAGTGAAGCAATTACTAGTTTTGCTACCTCAAGTGAGCCAGCCATTATAATTACTTCAAATGAAGCCCCAGCAAAGAGTTTGCTCAAGCCGCTAACACTATAGAAAGCGGCCGAAGCACTAACTGACAGGGCAGAGAATGCGATTAAAAAGGGAAATGATCCCTTACGGAGAGAGTTTAGGAAGTTTTTCACAATAATAAATATTGTTATTTTAACTCGTCCTTACTAAAAAACTGGGTTAAATCGGGTCTAAAATAATTAATAGACTTCATTACTTTTCTATCTCTGGTACGGTAGACAATATACCGTCCTTTCTCAAGTTTCTCAAAATGACAGGCCTCACCTTGCTCCTCACTTCTTTTGCGGACGGTGAGTATGGCTTCTTCTTCAGATTCGCAAGCTTTCGACATATTACTAGCTTGTACCTCTTGATATGCTGGCCATATCTTATCCTTAAGGCCGTGTAACATAACACCGTTCCCAAGGGAAACATAAGTAATGTCGCACAAAGCATCCAAAATTTCCACAATGTCGCCTCGTTCGCAAGCTTCTTTATATTCTTCGAGTTCTTCAAGGATGAAATCGTAGACAAATTTCCATTCTTTTTTTTCTGGAATAGTTGATTCATAATTATTGGGTTTACCAAAGGTTTTGTTAAAAATTTCTACTTCATTAACGAAGGGGACATTTGTTTTTTTCATACTATTTTTTTTCTAATAACATTTCTAGTTCGGGTAAATATAAGTACTTTATTTCGCTTTTCAAAAGAGTTTCTAAAGCATCTTCGATTGTTTCTACAAGTGGATCACCCGCTAGATTAAATGAAGTATTAAATAAAATAGGTACACCTGTTATTTTTTCAAATTCTTGGATTAATTTATAGTAATGTGGATTTTGTTCTTCAGTTACAGTCTGGATTCTACAAGTACCATCTACATGAGTGATAGCTTTAATTTTTTCTTGTTTATCAGGCCAAACATCCATAGCATACATCATAAATGGGGATTCTTCTAAACCAGCCATATCAAAATATTCGTTTGCTCTTTCTAATAAAACTGTACCTGCAAATGGCCTAAACCATTCACGTTTTTTAACCTTATTTACAAAGTCTTTACCATTTGGGTCTGTTGGATCATATAAAATTGACCTATTACCTAACGCACGTGGACCAGCTTCAGAACGACCTTGGAATATTGAAATTATGTTTCGTTCTGAGATTAGTTTTGCTATTTGTTCTGGAGATATTTTCTGTTGGTCAAATTTATTACTATAATTTTTAATTGTTGTTAGATATTGATCTAGAGTATATTGGGGGCCATAATATATAGAATTTTGTTTAGAAAATTTAGTATTAGGTTGGCGACGTTGCCATCCTAAATAAGAGGCACCTATTGAAGTTCCCCCATCATGTGAAATAGGTTCATGGTATATTTTTAAATTAGGGAAACGTTTTTTAATCCAGTAATTTGTTACACAATTTAACCCATATCCTCCTGCTATACAAACTTGTTTATTACCTGTTAATTCTACAGATTTTTCTATTAATTTAGATACTTCTTCTTGAGTATCTTTTTGAATTTGCCAAGCTAAATCAACTTCTATTTTTGTCAGTTTAGAAGGATCTTTATGCCATTCTTTAGGATTATGGTTTCTTTTAAAAATAGGATTATTTTGTACATTTATAAAAGCACCTGCAGGATAATAAGGAACAAAAATATTTACATTACCTCTTCCTTTTTCAAACAATTGAGGAATATTAGGGTTGTATTCACCATAAGGTGCAAGCCCCATAGTTTTTCCTCCTTCTATCCCTTCCCATCCTAAATAATCTGTTACAGCTTCATAAGTTTTAGTAAGAGTAACAGCATTATTTTGATCAGACCAAGTTGATTTACTTATAAGATTAATCCCATTAGAATTACCTTCCCATAAAGATTCACATTCAAAACTAGTTACACCATTAGATTCTTCTTTAGAACCCGCCCCATCTATTATTAATATAGAAGATTTATCAAACCCAGAATTAAAAAAAGCACATGAAGCATGAAGAAGGTGGTGATAATGGTTTAATAATGTAATTTTAACTTGGGGGTTATATTTTCTAACTAAAGCAATATAAGAAGTTTCCCCAGTCCAAGGTAAAGAATGAAATTCACTAGGATCATTAGTTCCACCTATTATTAACTCATTAACTTTATATTTAGAACAAATATCTATTATAGCTCTAAAAGGATTACCATCTCTTTTTTCTCTAGATAATCTTTCTTCCTCTAAATAATAAACTAATTTACCATCAGAAATAAGAGCAGCGGAACTATTATGTCCCGGATGGATACCTAATATATTATAGGCCATTTATAACTTTTTAATTGAATTACTTTTATAATAATGAGGGATATCGTTATATAAAGGATGATCCTTAGAATGTATAGTTAAAACAGTACCTTTAGTAAAAGTAGTTAACCCCATTTCTGGGATCGAGGCATTAATTTCTTGAATAAGTTCATAATTACCAAGTATTTCATCTAAAGGAGCAGTATTAATATGGGGGGCTTCTTTAGGTGGAGTATTTTTTGTATATGGGAATATTTCGTTCAATGTTTTTCTTCTTCTATTACAACCACAATCTTCTTTTCCTGCCATTTTAGCAACAGCATCGGCTACTTTATCTAATCCCGTTGCATTTGTTATTTTAGCAATTGTATCACCTACTCCTTCTGATTTTTGTTTTGGGTCAAATTCCTTCATAAGTATTATCTCGTTTTCCTATTTCTTCGTTTTCTTCCCAGGGAAAAACAAGCCATTCATCCCCAACGATTTCACCATAAATATCAGGTGTTTCACTGGCTGTTTCTTTATGATACAAACAAGCTACTTTAACTTTAGGATAATTTTCTCTTATTTCCTTTACAGTTTTACCTGAATCACAAATATCATCAATAATTAAAATATGAGATAAATCTGCCATTTTAGAAATTTGAGCAGAATTTATTTGTTGATATTTAATCCCTGTTTTATGAGATATCCAAGTGGCAGGAATTAACCCACCACGAGGAACTCCGTAAATATAAAAAGGTTTTTTTTCTAAATTTTCTATTTTTTCAGTTACTTTATTGATAACATCTTTTATGTCATCCCAAGCAAGAATTATTTTTCCATCTATTTTTATCATATCTTTAATTATAAGGTCCTAAAAGTTCTTCTGGTGGAGTATTTTGTACATAATGATCATTAAGGACCTCTCCTAAATAGTTCCATTGATTCTGTACATCGTAAGGTAATGCAGTTAAAAAACTATTCAGGCTATATCTAACTCCTTCTGTTACAGGAGATACCTCATGAACCCAAAAATAATCAGCAGGAAATATTAATGCATCTCCTTTTTTTAAAGAAATAGTATAATTTCCATTAAAAAATTTAAATTCTCCTCCTTTATAATCATCATTTAAATTAAAACTTATACTACCATAAGTACCAGGAGCATGATCAGAATGAGGATGAATTTCAGCACCTGTATTATATTCCATTATTCTATAATTATGGGAAAATCTTAAATTATTTCTTAAAGAATCAATAAAAAAATAATTAGGTTGACTTAAATATTCTAAATATTGAAATACAGCTTTTTTTGTTTTTTCTTTTATTAAATTAAAATTAGGAGTTTTAGAAATTAAAGGAACTACAGTAAAACTAGAAGTTTTAAGTCTATTAGTGTGATAATCTTTACTACTTTCTAATTTTTGTTCTTCTCTCCTTTCATTAAATTCATTAATTAGCCCATCACATTCTTTAGATGTAAGAAAATTAGGAATTTTTAAAGCTAATTTAGTTATATCAAACATTATATAGCGTGTGTTCCGTTATTAATTTTAATACTATCAAAAAATTCCTGACGTGCTAAACTATCATTATCACGGAATACACCTGATGCTTTAGTTGTAACCATTGAGGCACCTTGATGTTTAACACCTCTACAAGATACACAGTTGTGAGTACCAACAATTGTTACTACAACACCTTTATTACCTTCGGTAATTTTTTCTACTGCACCATGAATAGCTGATGTTAATTGTTCTTGAATTGCTCCTCGTCTACCAAATAATTCTACAATTCTATTTAGTTTAGATAAACCAATTACTTGACCATCTTCACCTGCAACGTATCCAATATGTACTACACCCTGAATTGTTTGGTGGTGGTGAGAACACATGGAAGTCAGTGGAATATTGCGTTCTATAATGACGCCATCATATCCATCAGATGGGAATGAAGTAATCTCACTCATCGCAGTATATCGCCCAGCCCATAAATCATTTACATATGCTTTAGCTACACGTCTAGGTGTATCAGCTGAATTAGGGTCATTTTTCCAATCACATTTTAATGCTGTTAAAAACTGACCATACGCTTCAGTAGCATCTTCAATCATAGATTGTTTTTCTTGATCTGTAAAAGGAAAGCCAGGTGCTACACCATTAGCAAAACCTTCTTGTACTACTTCTAAATTTGTGTGTTGTTTTTTTCTTTTGTCCATGTGTATTTAGTTGTTTTATCTTTTGAGTAAACCCCTATTTCGTTCAATGTAATATAACTTAAGGTATAATCCAACTTTTTTAAGTAAGAAACTATATCAAAGGGTTTTATAATATTTTTTATCCACATATCGTGAAGTACAGGGAGTTTATTTGAAATCATATTAAAAACTTAAATTATTTAAAATTCTATTATCTCCCAAACCATCTGTAGGTACTATATTAAATGATACACTTTTTCTAGGAGATGAAGTTTCATTTTTAGAAACACTATGGGGAATATAAGAAGGAAACATATATAAAACTCCCGGATATGCTGGAAAAGTATAGGGTTGATATCTTGGATTTTTATTATTTTTAAATCTAGGTGCAAGTTCAAAATTTCCTGTAGGTTGAGGTGGATGAATAAAGTTTATTCCAGGAGTATCATTTCCATAATGTCCATAATAAAAAACACCTGAGATTATACTGTTAGAATGAATATGTGGGAAATGGGAATCATTAGAGGTTTTAATACTTATCCATGATGTTGAAAATTTATAACTAGGGTGATCTAAAGATAATACTTCATCAGCAAATTGAAAAGCTAAGGATAATATATAATTACTTAATTCAGAACATTCAGGAGAATTTAATAGTTGAGTATTAGAAGATACACTTCCCCAGTCAGGATTTTCACTAAATTCTATTTCTTGGTTATCTAACCAATTAACAATATTACTAAATTTATTAGGTAAATAAGTTTTTAGTAAAGGTTGAGAAAATAATTTTATAATCTCATGTGTGTTTTCTTCCATAATTAATACTTTACCAAATTATTTGAGTTTCTTTATGCATAGGTCTTTGTTTACAAAAATATTCTAAATTAAAACATATTCTTTTATCTTCATCTTTTTGAGGTAAGGGTTTATGAGGTAACCAATAAGGAAATATATATATTTTATCTTTTTTAGGAGAAAGTACATAAGATGTATCTTCATATTTAAATTCAAGTTCACCACCTATTTTAGGAATATTAATATAAAATACAGCATTAAGAGTAGAAGTTGGAATATGGTGATGGAGAGAAGGTCTATTAAAAAAATTATTTTGAACATATACCCATAACTTTAAATCATTAATTAGATTGTCTACCTCATAGTTATTTTTAATTAAATCTAAAAATTTAGGAAAAACTAAATCCTCTAAGTAAGAATTAGTATAAGGTATATTATTACCTTTATTAAAATTAAGTTTACTTTCAAATTGTTTTATAATGTCTTCCTTATAAGGTATAATTAAATCATGAATAGGAAAATCATATTCATGAATAAAAGTATCTAATTTTTTAAAATTCACTATACTTCTCTTTGATCATTAAAAGCCATAATGTGAGCTCTACCTGTAAACCTCCATCCTCGATCTCTTACAAAATCCATAACTATAGGATAAGATTCAAATAGATTTTCTCTAACATCACCAGCAGGCATTGCCCATACTTTATTATCTGGGATTTTTAGAGCTTCTAGGAATTCTTCAACTTCTGGAACCATTGAAAGCTCTTTGTCAAGGACAGGCTTAATATGGTAATCATGATGATAATCAATACTCTTTTTAATTGCATCTTTATTTACTCTGAATTTGTTGTGACGTTTAACCATTTTTTCATCAGTGATCGCTCCTTGAGGCGTTTCCACTCCAACCACAGGAACACTATTGGAAAACTTAGGGCTAATACTAAGAAGGTTAATGGGATAATCAGTAGGAAGAAAATGACTTCCTTCAGTCTCGATAGTAATAAAAATATCTCTTTCATTGGCTAGGTGTGTTAATTCGTTTACAAGTGCAGGGTGCATAGTAGGAGAACCACCTGTTAACATCATTTCATCAATGTGGGGATTTTCATCATACATTTTAATTATATCATTAAATGTATATTTTCCTTTTTCTGGGTGGATTGAAGTATACCATGAATCACACCAGCCACCTTCACCAAAATAACATCGGTGGGTGCATCCTGAAGTACGAACTACGATTGTGGGATAGCCTTGTCTAGAACCTTCTGATTGAACTGCGGTATAAATTTCTACGATGGGAAGGACTTTATTATAGTCCTCAAGCCTTTTAAGCATATGTTAATTTTTTTAAGTGGTTTTACTGTCACTTGACCTTTTTTAATTGGTCGCAATATAATATAACTATTTTAGGTAACCAAATTTATAATCGATTTTTTACCCAATTTAGTTCAGTTGTTAATTCTGCAATTTGTTGTTGTTGCTCATTAACAGCCTGAATTAATAGTGCTGTTAATTTATCATATTTAACAGCTTTATATCCATTCCCTCTATCTTCTACAATTTCAGGAAGTACTTTTTCTACTTCTTGAGCAACAACTCCTACATCATGTCCACTATGAACGTGAATACCTTCCATTGGAATCCAATCGAATGTATAACCTGTTAATTGCCCTACTTTTTCAATAGCACTTCCAATTGGCTCTAAATTATCTTTTAACCTTTCATCTGAAGAAGCAAATGCTACTACATCATTTGTTGCTAGAATAGCTCCTACAACTCCTGAAGGTGCAGTACCAACTCCTAGCCCATTAAACTGAACACTGTTACCTGTTTGAACATTTTGATTCATTAAATAAATCTCAGTAGCACCTTGACCCGTGTTAACGTTACCTGTTATAGTAAAGGTAGTTCCATTATAAGTTAAACCTGATGTTGCACTACCTGATACTGATTCGGATGTTGCTAATACTACTCTTTCTTGAGCATTATTTGCAACTACATAGCTATTAATACCTGTTAAATTTTCTCCATCACCTTGGAATGAACCACTAAATGAGCCTGAACCACCACGTGATAAAGTAGCCGTATCAGCAAAACTAGCTGTAGCTAATTGTGATAATTCATCTGCTATTGAAGCACTAGTTGCTCTTGAAGATGTTAAACCACTTTGAATTGATAAAGCGTGTGAAGCAGTAGTAGCAAAATCTGCTATAGAAGCAGTACCTATAAGAGATCCTGTAAGTGAACCTGTATAAGAACCTGTAAATGAACCTGATAATAATGAATGTAAACTACTTGAGAATGAACCAGTAAATGGACCATCACCACTTGCAGCAAATGAAGATGAAGTTTGAACAATTACAGATGTTGAAATTGCTAATGAAGCAGTTTCAGCATGAGAAGCTGAAATTACTGCGCCTAATAATACAGATGCTGTTTCAGCATATGAAGCACTACCCTCTAACTGTCCTATTACTTTAGTAACATTTAAAGTATCAGTTTGTGGGATATAAGTTAAACCACTATCTGTTTTTAATTGTGTTTCTCCAACATTTGATTGTGCAAAAGTAATATAATGACCTGCTCCACTACTTTCTTCTTGTTGTACATTAATATTTGAAGAATTTAAAGCATGAGATGCTGTAGTAGCACTATCTGCTTGTGAAGCACTAACTGCTCTTTCAGCATTAGATGCGGAATCAATTAAACCAAAAAATGAACCACTAAATGATCCACTCCAATTTTCACTATAAGCTGAACCACTAATTGTAACACTTCCTGTAAATTCATGAGTGTCTGAAGTATCATCTCCAAATTTAGTAGAACCTGAACTATATATTATAGATGAGGTTTCATAAATAGTTTCTAGATAGCCAATAGATGCTGTACCTGTAACTTCCAGATTACCAGTAATATGAAGAGTACCACTAATAAATTGAGAGCCAGTAAGTTCATACGAACCACTTAGGGAACCAGTTCCAAAACCATCTTGAAATAATGTATCTTCTAATTGTATAAGTTGTCCATAGGTGGACCTTATAGTTCTATTTGTAAGTGTAGACATTTATAGCTAGGTTTGTGGCAATAAATATATGAATATTACGTGTTCTTTTAACTAATCTATTTTTTCTAAATTAAAAGCTATAATAATTTTTTCTTCATTTGTAGGATTTGGAAGTGAACTGTGGGCTTGGTCTCCTTCAAATAATATAAGAGATCCAGGAGGTGGATTAATAGTGTATTTTTGCTCAGGATTAAATTTATTATGAAAACTTAACCCAGAATGATTACTAGGAACTTTTAAAAATAAAACCCCAACTAGAGGGCAAGGTTTATGTGAGTGATAGTCGTTATAACCATATTTTTTGTAGATATTAATCCACATATCTTGAACACGACATTTAAATTGATAATTTAATTCTACAATTTTTATTATATATTCTCTTAAAGGAATAAATTCTGAAAATTTTTGGTCAAGAAAATAAGGAGAGGTATAAATAATACCTTTAAAATGTTCTAATCCCTCATGTGGGTAATTAGATTCAATTTCATAAGCTTTATTTATAAAAGGTTGAATATCCCCTGGATATGTAAACCCCATTAATTTTTGGGGAAACATATCCAGATTTAAAATAGGGGAAAATTCTTGTTGCATTATGCATCACCTAATACAGCAACTGACGAATGTTCTTCTAGTAGTTTTTCTACGTGAGACCTCGCAACACTGTATTCAACCGGTCCAGTTTCATCCTCATATTGTACAGGGTCGTCCACACCAAGATCGATAAATGCTTCAATGCGCTCAACAGATGAAGCTGATTTGTAATCGCTATTGCCGCTAGGATAGGGCTTGTATGAAGTATTAGTACGTTTGTACACCTCATTAAATTCAATTCCGAGCTCTTTAACCAATTCTTGTCCATCTTTTAAAATTCCTAGTTTATCAGTTTCTAAATAAGGTGTAAAATAACCTACTTTATCAGCTTCCCAGTTACCTATTCTAAAAGCTGCATCATCAGCATCTCTAAATTCTTGTCTGCAGTCAGGATAAATAGCATGATCACCTGCATGTATACCTAATGCAATATCAGTATCATTTCCATTAGCGTTTGCAGCTGATAATGCTACAGCTTGTACTAATGAAGCAAATATTTTATTACGGTTAGGAACAACAGTAGCTTTCATGTTATCTTCTTCATAATGTCCTTCAGGAACATCTTCACCACCTTGAACTAATGCTGAATTTAACAAGTTAACTAAACCATCTAGTTTAATTACTTGGTAATTTACATTTAAACCATTTTGGAGTAAATAACCAACTAATTGTTGGGCTCTTTCAAGTTCAACTCTATGCTTTTGACCGTAATCAAAAGAAATTGCTGTTACTTGATCGTACTCAGATAAACATCTAAGTAATAGTGTTGAGGAATCCATCCCTCCAGATAAGGATACTACGACGTTTTTTGCCATTTTTATTTATTTAATTTTTGCCAGGTATTATTAAGCGTATAGGCAAACGCTTTAAATCTACATTTTATATATATCGCAATATAAGAAAAAATAGTAGATATTCCAAAACCTCCTATTAGAAGGTGCCAAATATTTGGGTGAAAATGTTCACCACAAAAACCAAATGTGTGTCTAATTATTTCTGCCATAACTTTTTAATCCATTGATTTTACGAAAACGTTTTACATTTTTTAAAATATTCTCATAATTAACTTTATAGGGGTTAATATCGAAATATTCATTCATATTTGCCTTAGGTTTTTCTACTAAACCTTGTCTAGTATAATCTACATTTTCTAAAGCAGACATTATTGGATTTGATGTATCAATTGATTCAATTTGAGGGTGGTTATTATACCAACCAAATTCTTGAGGTACAGCACATCCTAATAAATGAAATTTAATATCTTTAAAATTGGAATTATTTAATAAACTTTTTACAAATTTTATTCTACCAAGTGCTTTATCTAAAGCAGTATCACCATACCAAGTAGCACCATACGAAATACAAAGTTTATCATATCCTAGATCTTTAAGTAACATAGCACACAAATAAGCCTTTTCTTCATCTTCACCTTGTACTACAGCTGTAATAGTGGTTTTTTTAGGGTATTTGTATTGTAGCCAATATTTTGCTTGGGCACAAGTTTGAGCTTGTTTCATCCAAACATCAGGTACAATAAATTCATCTGGTTCTAGTTCTTGTATCCAGTGTAATAAACGTTTATGATCGTAGGCTTGTCCTAATTCATGAAGCGAATTATCCATGATAATATAACGTCCCTCTTCTTTAGATTTAAGAAAGAAATTTTTATATCTTTCATCTTGATCTAAAAGATGAGGTAAACAATAATCATAATCGTTAAATTCGTGACTATTATTTAGTAAACAACGTGGTACTTCGTGTGATACTTTCATTATAAATCCTTAAGACTACTTAAGATAGTTTCTAATTTTTCATTTGAAGAAGCAGCTTCATACATAGCAGAATTTTTACCATGTTCTCTAAATTCTACTTTTGTAATTTTTACTCTGCCTTCTGTTTCTTCTTTAATAAATGGATCTAATTTATCAAATATAAATTGAGCAAAACGTTCTGCTCCTGTAGCTGGGATTACTCTTACTTGTGCAACACCCATCTCGTCCATTTTCATAAATGATTCTACATAAGGATCATCATCGGCTACTAAGAAAGTATGATCAAACATATAGTCCATCCATTCCTTAGGAGATTTACCATCGATTTGTCCTTTAGCTCTTTTCATACCACCAAAGTCCCAAACCCAATTTCTATCGTCTAATTCACCTTCGAACCATACCTTAAATGATACTCCATATCCATGGAGGAATCTACAATGTGTTGTATCTGCTTTCCATTGACGAAAAACACAACTAAATCCGTCAAATACTTTTGTTGATGTATATTTACCCATCTATTTGTTCATTTAGCATTGTTAAACCATCAATTACTTCCTCTAATACTTTAGGAGAGAATGTAATACCTTTTTTAGTGGGTAAACGTTTACCATCTTCAGCATCGTAAAATTCTCTTACATCTACATACTTATGTCCTTCATATTCACGAAGTTCAATTTGTACATAGTTCGACTTATTTTTCTTGATTTCAATTATTTGTTCCATAACTTAGATTAAAAAATTTATAATTTGCTTTTACTGAATCTAATTCTCCAGCTTCGATTGCTTCTTCCTCGTCTTCAAAAATTGCCTCTACAGGACATTCTGGAACACAAGCACCACAATCTATACATTCTTCAGGATCGATATACATTTGTTGTTCACCTATATGAATGCAATCAACAGGACAAGCAGCAATACAAGCCCCATCTTTAATTCCTACACACGATTTACCTATTATAAAACTCAAGGATTTGATTTTTTTGTTGTAATCCTGTCAATCTACCAACAGCTTCTCCATTCTCCACGAGAATTAATGTAGGAATATTTCTAACTCCATATTGAATAGATAAATCTTGATTATTATCTACATCAATTTTTTCATAATTAATTTCTCCAGCTAGGGATTCCATAATTGGACCTAACATTTTGCATGGTCCACACCATGCAGCACTAAAATATAATATTTTTTTCATTTTTTTATTAGTTAAAATTTGCTTTTATATTAAAAGATACTGAAATACGGTTTTCAGTTGATTGGTTTGATAGAACTCTATGATGCATCCAACTAGGAAATATAAGTATCATACTATTTTGAGGTTCTATATTATAAGTATAACCAAATTTTTCTGGGGAGAGAAATAAGGTACTTTGGGCACTTAAAGGATTAATAAATTGAAAAGATCCACTTTTTGGGTTTACCTGGAAGTATATAGTTCCACTTAAAAATAAATTGTCATGATGATGTTCTTCTTGATAAGCACCTGTTTCTGCAACGTTTATCCATATATTTTCACAAGTAAAAGAAGTTGGATTTTTTTCAAAATTTTTCCAATATTTAATATATTTTTCTACATGAAAATAAATCTGTGGAATTAAAGAAGGAATTTCAAAAATGTCTTCACTATTAGGAGAAAAAAATGAAGATAAAGTAGGACATAACCAAGATGGTTTAAATTCATCCTTATTATCTTTTATATATTGAATTATATTTTTTTTGATTAGAGAAAAATATTTTTCTTCTATAAAATTTTGATAAATAGGACAGGGAAAAGGATGAACAAGATTATCCATTTTTTACTCTTATTATTTTATTTGTTTTATTACATTGTTTAAAGCTATAACCTTTAGCTACTTCTTTTAAAATTTGTCTATAAATAGGAGATTGCATTGCACAATCTATTTGTTTTCCTCTAGGCATAAATTAAATATAATAAAAATAAACCTATACCTGTACTAATAAGCCATCTTTTATTTACTTTTACTCTTAATTCAGGACTAATATCTTTTCCTATAATAACATCTTTAATTATATGGAATATAACCATTATAATAGTAAAAACAGTTGCGCTAATTATAAAACTCTGATTCATACCATTTCTTCATAAACTCCAACTAATTCAGCTAGAAGTAATCCTATAAATCCCATTTCATACCATCCCCAAACACCAATAACACAAGCCGCAACTCGAATTCCTGATTTGATAAATGATACTATTTGGTGTAATTTTGGGTTAGGCAGTTTTTCTAGGTCTACCTCTTTTTTTAATTTGCTCATAACTTAAATGTACTATTTTATATTTGTCATCCATATGATAATAAAAATCAATCAGGGAACCACTAAAGTCCGCCATCTCCTCTTTTACTTGGGATCTACTAACACGAAAATATTTAGGAAACTCATTATATAGAGTTGTTAATTTATCATGTTCATCCTTTTCAAAGTCCTCGAGTAAACGTTTACGACGTGCTCTTAATACGGCACCTTTCTCTACAAATAAACCATCATCATCACCACATTCCTTTTGTAAATCATTTAACTCATGCTCAACCCATGCTGCTTGATACCAAAAATGTGAGAAATCAAAATCACCATTCAAGATACGATCACGTAGTGGACTACGACTATCTAATGGTTTGTTCTTGGTGTCATACATTCTCCACCAACGAAATTGGTTGTAGTTGAGTTTTTGCAATTTAGCAAACTCCTTTTGTAAGAAACTACGTGACAATGCAGGTTTAAACACCATACTTCTTTTTGTATCGATCAATGAATATTTCACCTATACCAACTTCTTTAATAATACATTTTGCTGATATACCAGGTATAATATAATTACAATCTATCAGTTCGTCAATATTTCTATTGCGAACTACTTTGACTTTGTATTTAGCATTTGATCTATTTGAAGTAGCAAATGCAATTACGATTGGTGCTTTTGAATAATTTCCGTCTCTAGCCATTATATAAAAGTGATTAAAGTTCTTAGTGCAAAATAGGTTGCACATACCCCTATAATAGTAAATTGGATTTTTTCTGATTTAGACATAACCTTTATTTTTAATTACCCGTAAATATACGAACCTATTCTTGGGTAGCCAAGTCTGTTCCCATAAGCTGGTCAAATGTCTTTGTATCGTTTTGTAAAAGACAATAAAAAGCAGCAGCCATTAATTCTTTATGTTCATCACAAAATGCTAAACCCGCTATATCCATATCTGGGGAGTATCTTCCCGTAGCAGGTTTTCCACATTTATGACAAATTATTTCTTCAGGTTTTTCCATTAGTTACTTAAGGGTGCTTTAATAGCAGGGTGTGATTGATAATTTACTAATTCGGCATCAAAATCGCCTCTATAAATGTCATAACATGATACTTTTAATTTAGGTAGATCAAAACTATTCCTATTAATTTGTTCTTTAGCTTGTTCAATATGGTTATTATATAAATGTATATCACCAAATCTTCCTATTAATTCACCTGGTTCGAGTCTGGTTTCTTTGCACAGTAAATGCAGTAAAAGACCATAACTACTGATGTTAAACGGTACGCCTAAGAACAAATCTGCGCTACGTTGATTCCACATAAGAGAGAGCTTACCATCTGCAACATAACATTGAAAAGAATAATGGCAAGGAGGAAGAGTCATTTTATCTAAATCTTCTACATTCCAGCTATCAACTAAATGTCTTCTACTATCTGGGTTGCTTATAATGCCTGTAATAAGATTCTCTAGTTGATCTATTCCATTAACATCTCTCCATTGCCTACCATATACAGGTCCTAACTCACCCCACTTCTTAGCAAACTCATCTTTTGTTTTAATTAATTCAATAAACTCTTTTTGAGTTTCAAAATGATCGTGAGGAACTTGTAACTTACAATATTTTTTATAAGCATCACCATTCCAAATATTACACCCATTGTCAACCAAATACTTAATATTTGTATCTCCTCTTAAAAACCATTTTAATTCGGTTACCATTGTTTTCCAAGCTACTTTTTTAGTAGTTAAAACAGGGAAACCATCTGACATATTGTGTTTAATACTTCTGCCAAATAAAGATAGAGTACCTGTTCCGGTTCTATCTGTTTTTTCTATTCCATCCTCTAAAACATCAGAGAGTAGATCTTGATAATCGTTGTCTAATTTATTCATTTAAAAATAAGATTTCATGGTCATAATATCTAAATGTATGATCAAATATTGCAAATAAAAATTCTTTATAATTGTTTTTTAAATGTTCTTTTGGAATTTTGTATTCATATACATGATAAGGAAGAGTTGTATCATAATCATCTTCTGCATTTCTTCCTAAAATTAAAAATTTACTATCCTTTTTTAAATATTTTATAGATTTAACTTGATATAATTCTATATTAAAAGGATTAAAGTTTAAATTTATTGCTATTTTATTATAAAGTTGTTCAAAATTAATTTCTCCATTTTTTAAATGCAAAGAAAGTTTTTTAACAACTAATCCTTCTAATAAATGATAATATTTCCACACAAGTTTATCTTGCTTATATATAGGTTTTTCTATTTTTTTGATAAAATCTTTTTGATGTTTTTGTAAAAGGTTATTAAAAAGTTCAATAAGATTACTTTCATTTTTACTTATAACTTCTACAAACTTACCAATTACTAAAAACTGTTTATAAGAGTTTGGATCGGTAACTTGTAATTTTGGGGTTTCTATTTGAATTTTATTGTAAACAATTTTTTCATCTAATTGCTTAGCTTTATGTAAAAAGTTTACTCCCAAAATTATATTAGAATTATAACTTAAAAATAATTTATCACATTTATAAGATAAACTTATATCAAATTCTTTACTTAGATGTTTAGAAAAATATTTATTTAACTTTAACTTATATTTAAGATTCCATTCTAAAAAATTTTCTTTTAGTTTTGGGCCTTTAAGTTCATGAAGTAAACTTTCATGATGTTTTAGATTTTTTAGATATAATCTATATTTTTGCAAATTAGTCATTGGTTGATGATTTTATAAAATTAACTAAATTTATTCTCCAATTATCATAATAGATATTATGGTTTTCAATATACCCTCCATGAAGATTGTTACCAGGAAAAATAACACATCTATTAGGTTTAGATCTAATTATTTTTTTTATTGAAAATGAAGATATATCTTTTAATAAGTTTTCATGTTCATCATTATCTATAGAAACGTTTTCATATATAGCTGTACCTCCATTTTCAAAGGAATCAATATAAAATATAATATTAAAATTACTATCGTAATGGGGGTGATGTTGAAAATGTTTAGGAAGATTTTTATTTAGATGTTTAAAATAATTAAAAGTAAAATGGTCTTCAAATTCTAATTTACTATTAGTATTATAGTAATGATTAATTAAATTGAAAAAAGTTTCTTTTCTATTATTAAGTTTTTTTTCGTCTTTAAAATAATTTATAAAAGTTGGTCTACAATCATAATAATCTTTAAAATTACGAGATGTTGGGGTTATTTTCCATGATTCAGCAGATGTATTTCTGCATATATCAAGGATATTATTATAATTTTTAAAAATATTATCTATAATAATAGCTTCTCCATCAAATTGAGGATAAAGATTATTATTTAACTCAAATAAATCTTCAGGGATAAAAGGAATTATCATTTAATAACTTTTTCTTTAGGTATTTGTACTAATGTACCATTCATTTTTATAAGATAATTACCATTAGTATGAATACCAAATAGTTTCTTCTTTTTTCCATTGTAAGTTACCCAACTCATATTTTAAAAATTGTATTTAAACGAGATGAACCTGAAAAACCATATCTTTCAAATTTAGAAGGTAAGTCAAAATCAAAATGTTTATTCCATTTTTCAACTACTTCTTTAGTAAAACCTTTACCATCACCTCGTGCAAACATAACTATTTCGTCTGCAATTTCCATTGGCATTGAAATATCTTCTTTTACATTTTTACTTTCGTACTTTGCAGATAAACTTTCTCCATCACCTCTTTTACGTTTTGGCTCTACAAATTTATAAGATACAACTGAAGGGTTGTTGATTAGATCATCAACGAAGTTAAATAATACTTCACGTTTACCTTTTTTATAAGTTCTCCACAAAACAATATCATAAGTGAAAACCTTATCATTATCATACTCTACTATAACCTTTTCCATTTTTATATAATTTATATTTATTTAATTGAACCCGTAAATATACGAAAAATTCTTCAGGAAACCAAATGTATTACCCAAGCTATTAATCCATTTAAATTTAAAACTACTAAGTTCCATTGCTTACGTGATGATGTTTGAACCATAACAAATATAAAACCTATAATATATAAAGTTGGCTCTATTGTCCATTGAGCTGCAATTAAAAATCCTGAACCCATATAACCTATTCTAGAGGCAAATTTCTCATATGGAGATAATCTACGTCTATAAGCTAAATAACGTAAAACCCTTTGCCACCATCTATATTCGCACTTTTTACAAGTGCGTTTACCATACCTAAATTTATCAGTATGTTTTTCTTTATGACATTTATTACATTTCCTCACTTTTGATTTTTTGATTTAAAACGAGAAGAGGGGGAGGTAAGGTTATGTTTTGTTTTCCTCCCTTTAACTCTTTCCCTCCATAATTCAAATGATGAACGCTTAAGATTTTCTCTCATTATTTTACGTACATCATTTTCTTTAAGACCAAACTGATATTCAATAGCATCAAATGGAGTTCTATCTTCCCATGCCATTTCTATAATTCTATCAATCTGTTGTTGATTCATATGCCTTAGGGTTAGGTAATCCTGAATAGTAATCCCACTTGTCGTCTACTTTATTATAGAACTTCTTTTTAGCTTGTTCTTTTTCATAAGATTCCTCGTCTATATAATGGGCTCCTGAGCTACACATAATTATAATTTAGCTTCATTATGCCATGAGTAATTTTTCTTTCTACTCTGACTTCCTTTTTTTCTTTTAGGAGATTTAGGACCAATATAATTCCGTTCGTAGTACTCTTGAGTACCATTACCTTCTTCTCTTTGTTTTTTAGTTTGATAAAATATATTCCAAATTAAGAAATACACATACAAACTAAAAATACAAAACCCTACTATAAAAAATGCGGTACTCATGATCTACGTCTTTGTCTAATTGCAATTGCGAATAATAAAATAGTCCCAGGCCAATGAGCTGAATATTGTGCTTCTTCAAAATTACCTGTAATCCCTAACCCAATTGAATATAGCATACAAATAAATGCAAATACTATTGGATAATATTTTAACATAAAATTTTTAACTTTTTCCATAACTTTCTATTAATTTATTAATATCTTCTCTTGATTGCCAACCTACAACTTCCCATTGTTGGTCTTCTTCTGGTAAATTCTCATTTATAATTCCTACTTCAAATGAAGAAACATCTTTAACTTTAGAGACAGCTGCTCTATTTCCTGTTTTACCATTTGAGTACATTCCATCACCAGCTACTACTGATATGAATACATTTGGTTTAATCTCAAGTGTAGCTTGAATACCTTCTACTACACTATGTTTTTTAAATTTTAAATCTTTAAAAGTCATAATTATAGATTTTGTAACATTTTTAATTTATCATCCTGATTAAGTGATTGGATTGTTTTAATATAACATCTTTTTTCACTTAATGAACCATCACTCCATACCTTATATGTAACTGAATTACCATTTTTAAATTCAATAGTAATATTATCATCATAAGATGAACGAGTAATTTTAGCATCTGGGAATTTAGTTTGTAAATCTTTTAATGCTTTAATAACAGTATTATTATACTTATTAGCTTTATCAAAACGGTTTTTAGCAATAATATGTGATTCATCTAATTTACTCAATAAAGTAGATGGTTTGATATAACGATAATTACCTTGTAATTGAACTAAATTGAATTTTCCATCTTGCATATCAACCATTGCATCACGGTTTTCTAATTTATTATCATATTCATTATAAGATGAATATAAAAACCTAATTGAACCATTCCAGGATTTAACTAATACTTCTTCAGTTAAATTTTCTCTCCAACTTCCATAATCAAATTCTTTATAACTAGTAACATATTCTCCTTCACCTTCAAGTACATAATGTTTGTTTTTTATAAAACCATTTTGACTTAGGATATTAAGAATATTAAAATAACGCTCTTCAGCTTTTACTTGACGCTTATTAAATCTATTAATAGCGTATTGTAAATTTTCTTCTTGCTCTTTTGTTTTAAATAATTCTAATTGTGACATAACCTTTATTTTTATGATGTAAATATACGAAAGAGGGGTTGGATTACCAACCTCTCTCACACATTAATTCATATTCGTCTTGCTTAGCTTGCGCTTTAGCTTCTATATCCCAAGCTGTATCAGCTGTAACACAAATTTCTTCTGTACCATTCCATACAATAGCACATTCATCACCACTTAACTCGTCTGTAAAAAATCTTAATACTTGCATAACCTTTATTTTTAATTACGCCGTAAATATACGAAAGGCCTCCTGGGTAGCCAAATTTTGATATGACGCTTTTTTATTGTATATTACTTTAGTATGACGTTAATATTTATAACCGATGACTAAAGCTAACACTATGAGAAAACTATTATTACTAACCACACTTCTAGTTAGCACTTTAACATTTGCACACGAAAAAACTGAAATGGAAAAGAAGCAAATGTATGATGTTATTCAAACACAACTAGATAAAGGTCAAATTGATCTTAAAACCGCACAAAAAATGTGGGCAGCATATATTAGATGTTGTAAATAAGAAAAGGGCGCTATTGCGCCCTTTCTTTTATAACAATTTCATTATTTTTTTAACTGCATTTTTATCTACCTTTATAGTATGATATGGTATATCATGTTTATCTAAGATAGTTTTACACAGTTTATCTATTACTATTGATTCCTCTAAGTCTTGAAATCGTTCATCATCATTATGTACTGATTCTCCACGATCTAACAATATGTTTATACTATCATACTGTTTATGTAAATCAACTACTAAATCATGGAATGGTTGTCTATAATATTCAGCTGGGTATCCATTAGTATAATAGGTATGGTAAATTGTAGAAAATAAGATTGGTGAATCAATTATTATATAATCTACTTTACCATATGCTTGTGCTATTCCTCTATGTTGGTTAGCAAAGATGTATAACTGATCTTTAATTGCTGGTAGGTTATTATCCCAGGCAATGGTTTTAGGAAATTCATATGGGTTATTACAACTTATATGTTTCTTTTTTAGTTTATAAGTAATACCAGCTGCTATTCCACTCTTACCTATTCCGGGGCCTCCAAATAAATTAACTAATTTGCTCATTGTGTAAAGATACTATAAAGATATCCAATAATTCCTACCGCGTTTAAAAGTGATAAGTTATATGATTTTGTTTTTTGAGTTTGAATTGTCAACAAAGATAATCCTATTACAGATAATATTTTACCTAATAAAAAGTTAACAAAAAAGGGTCCTACCATCATACATCCTGTACCGATGAATACTACAAATATTTTATATAATAATTCTTTGTTCATTCGAATATTTCATTTATTAAATTACCTAATCTTATCCCTGCGTAATACAGTCTTTTTTCTAATACTGGTTGGTACTTGTAAACATAATTATATGAAAGATATGAACCATCGGGTGTATTATTGTAGATATCTCTAGCCCACCAATGTGATTCAAAAGTCCATTCTAATGCATCACTCTGCTTTACTTCTTTTCTACCATACTTATTTTGTAAATGGTTACTCCATTCAGTAAAACTCATTTTAAAATCATCTATTAGATTAGTATCCCATAATACATGTAAATTTGTTTTATTATCAGATCCTTTTCTACCTTTAAATGTAATATAAATTTTTGAACCACCATAATCTTCATATCTACCTGTATGCATTGGCTGGTGGATGTCTCCTACTAAATGAACTAAATATTTAAGATAAAATTTTTTCATTTCCTTATCTGAAGAAGGGGATTTAAGTATAGCAACACATCTTTCAATTATAGTAACTACATTTTCTTCAGGTACATTAGCATCTGGGTATTCTACGTCTAATGGTAGATTTACGTAATGCCATTTATCATAAGGCCTCCAATCAGGATTACTTCTCATTTCATCAGCCCAAGTACTTACTGATGATAGTGATTCTCCATCTAAAATATTGTATACAATTTCTTTAACTTCTTCAGTTAATTGTCTTTCTGCAATTTCACCTACTATTCTATGACCTGTTTTACCCCAATCATTACTAAATGATAGTAAAGGTAATAATAAAAATAATAACTTTTTCATAATCTATTTAAATCTATGATCAACCCATTTTTTATAATAATAGAGCCCCATAAATAAACCAACTGCTATTGCTCCATCTATCCAATTACCTAGATCTTTAAAGCCATGTTGTTGCCAAAGTTCTCCTATTACTTCCATAAAAAATAAAAGGGGGCCGAAGCCCCCTATTTATTAAAATTTATACTTGAGCGAAACATTCCAAGTTCTTCCAAATCCGAACCATACACTGTTTCGTACATCTACACCATTCCAAGTTACTGAACTTGAACCAGCGTGGATATTACTATTAGATTCTGCAATATAAGTAGTATCTAATAAGTTATTAATATTTGCTCTTAATGACCATCCATTTCCAGCAAAGAAACTAGCACCAAAGTCTACTAGACCAAATGATGGTAATTTTAAAGCTCCTGGGTTGTCAGGTTGAGTAAATGCTGAATCTGTAATACTATAATCAGCATATAATCCATCTACAAATCTGTAGTCAATATCAAATCGTACTTTACTACCTAAACGTTGGTCAATACCTAATAAGAATGTTGTTTGAGCAGCATCACCCACTTTAGCACCTTCTAGGTATAAAGTACCAGTACCAATTGACTGTTGATTTTCATCAAATAATTCTGCTTCAAAGTCTTTAGTATATCTCCAATCACCTAAAGATAACATACCTCTAAGTTTTGTAGATCCTAAAGTATAAGTAGCTTCTGCTTCAATACCTTTATGAGTTACATCAATGTTTCTAAATTGAGCAAATCCATCTACACCTTGTTGGTTAGATAAACTACGAGAAACAAATCTGTTACCCCAATTAGTAGAGTAAGCATTAATATTTAATTTTAATCCACTACCAATGTATCCATATCCAATTTCAAATGATTCAATACGCTCATTTTGTAAATCAGGATTGATATCGTTTGCATAGTTAGGGAATACTGCGTTAAATAATGGTTGACGATCAATAAATCCTGCATTAACAAATACATTTGATCTTTCAGTAAAGTTGTAGTTAATACCACCTTTAAGGTATCCACCACCTAAATTAGCTTTATCTGAAATAGGATTATCAAATACTACGAATCTATCTTCTCTTTGGAACTGTTGATTAGATAAACCAGCTTGTAGTACTGCTGTTACATTATCACCAGCATATTCTACTAAACCGTTAACACCAGCCCATTTTACATATCCAATATTATAATAAGCAATTTTTGCTTGATCATCATCAATATTTGTGTTTTGGAATGGTTTAGCAACTACTAGATCACTTGAATCATATAATTGAGTTCCTAAATACTGATTACCAGTTGAAGCATATTGTTGAAGACCTAGTAAATCATTCATAGCTCTATAGTGGTAACCTGTATAGTTACGTAAATCAACTCCTAAAGAGTATCTCATTTTACCTGATTGGATATTTAACTTAGAAATACCACCAATCCAGTTATGTGAGTTCATAGAAGCTCTACGTACTAAAATATCACGGTTATAATCTCTATCATTGTGGGAACCTACTTGATATTGTGAGTTATGAGCTACTACTGCATCATAGTTAATAAAACCATTAGCATCACGAGCTCCTCTACCATTTTCTAGGTAATGTTCAGTTAAATCCTTACGGAAAGGAAGTAAATCAATATCTGAAGCAAAATAATTACGTCCTCTAGGACCTGTTCCTCCACCTCTACCAGCTGAACCATATAATGAAGTGTTTAACTGTACGTTATCTGAAATATCCCAATCCCAGTTTAATGTAGCTAGGGGTTTATTATAGAAATTTCTACGTAAGTTATATTCTTCACCTCCTAAAGTACCACCATTTGTGTTCCAACGTCTATCAATACCTTCTTCTCCGAAGTTTTGATAATCACGAATTGAAACCCATACATCTCTTTGGTGATGCCATTGCCCTGCACCTAAAGCAGAAAGGTTCAAGCTATGAGCTGAACCTTCGGGTGAGTATCCTACTGAAGCAAAATATGTCCATCCTGCTCCTGAAGTGTTATAAATGTATCCGTTACCAGACCATTTAGTTAACAGGTAAGATGAAGACCATCCTTTATCATTACGCCCTGTGTTGTA